CCCTAGAAGTGCAGCGCAAAAGTAAGAATTATATAATTAAAAAAGTAATGAATATTGGAATATTAGCAGTCGATAGCAATTATCCTAATCTAGCTTTGATGAAGATAAGTAGCTATCACAAGGCAATAGGTGATAATGTAGAATGGTATAATCCCCTTTGTTCTTATGATAAGGTTTACATTGCAAAAGTATTTAGCTTTACGCCCGATTACGGCTATTACATCAATGCCGATCAAGTCGAGAAAGGCGGTACAGGGTATGACATAAAAAAGGTTCTTCTACCGGAAATTGATAGAATGATTCCTGATTACGATCTGTATAATGTTGATAAGAATTTGGCTTATGGCTTTTTGACAAGGGGCTGTCCTAATCGTTGTAAATGGTGCGTTGTACCTGCCAAAGAAGGAAACATCACTCCTTACATGGATATTGCGGAAGTATCTGCTGGACGAAAAAATGTGATTCTTATGGATAACAACGTACTTGCATCTGAGTACGGGTTACAGCAGATTGAAAAAATAATCTCCATGGGCGTGCGGGTTGACTTTAATCAGGGATTAGATGCCCGGCTGGTAACGGATGATATAGCCCGGTTGCTTGCAAAGGTGAAATGGATAAAGCGTATACGATTCGGTTGTGATACACCGGGACAAATCGCGGAATGTGAACGGGCTACGGCTTTGATTGATAAGTATGGTTATAAGGGCGAATACTTTTTCTACTGTATATTATTGAATGACTTTAAGGAAGCATTTACCCGCGTTAATCATTGGAGAACAAAAGGCGGGCGGTTCTTACCACATTGCCAGCCTTACCGGGACTTAAATAATCCTCATCAAATTATTCCTCAATGGCAAAAGGATTTAGCTGGATGGGCTGACAAAAAGTGGATTTTTAGAAGTTGTGAATTTAAAGACTTTACCCCGCGAAAAGGGTTTGTTTGTAGTGAGTATTTTTATTAACAAAAGAATAGAAATGTACTTTTGTTAAAAGACCAAGTTTTTTTAATGAATAAGACCAAGTAAAACCTTGCAAGTTCTTGAAGAATTATCAAGGATTTGCGTAAAACAGAAGAATAACGATTCTACTTATTGTGCCCCGGAGCATAATATCTCGCAGACTTACTGCCTGTCACTTTCTTTATTTGTCCTGGAGGAATTGTTTTATCCTTATGTGGGTGAACCCTCACCGACATACATGAAGTAATGTTAAGGCATAATGATATGCAGAATAACGTAAGTAGTAATTTGGTTCTCATATAATCTATTTTTTTATTAAACAAGTAGTAACAAAAAAAGTTTGGAACAATGAAAGCAATAACAATAAAGCAACCGTGGGCCTCATTAATCGTTCATGGTATCAAGGATATTGAGAACCGGAGTTGGCGAACAAATTTCCGTGGACGTGTCCTTATTCATGCTTCCGGTTCCCATGGTAGAAAGTTTAGCGTTGACCTAACTGATGCGCAGTCAAAGGCAGCATTTGCTACAATAGCTAAAGAAACCATGTTTGGAAATATGCCTTTTGGCTCCATCATCGGTAGTGTGGAGATTGTAGACTGTGTGCAAAACCATCCATCCATTTGGGCGGATAAAGGTGTATATAATTGGGTATTGGCTAATCCTATTCTATTCCCTGAACCTATCCCGGTAAAGGGGAAATTATCATTTTGGGAATATGATAGAATCCAGGAACCTGAATCAGACGGGTATCACAAGAATTGTATGTGTCGTATATGCGTTGATGAAAAAGTCCAAATAACGAGTATGGGGGATTATTTTGTATGCAGATATTGTGGTGGACGTTGGTATAAGTAATTTTGATGTTGAACCTGGGTGTATCGGTTATCTGATACATCCTTTTATTTTTGTGATGATGAAAGTAGTTGTAACCGGCAGTGAGGGATTTATTGGTAAAGCCCTTTGCCGAGAATTAGCAAAAAGAGGTGTTGAAGTCATAGGACTTGATCGAAAGTGTGGTACTGAAGCTACGGAAGTATGCGAGCTCCTGAAGAATGGGGGGATTGATTGTGTGTTCCATTTGGCGGCGCAAACCAGTGTGTTTAATGGAAACCTGGAACAAATCAGGAGAGATAACATTGATACTTTCATGCGAGTAGCTGATGCTTGCAATCAAAATCATGTGAAGTTAATATATGCCAGTTCGTCAACGGCTAATCCGGAGAATATCACTTCTATGTATGGAATAAGCAAGTATTTCGATGAACAGTATGCATCTATCTATTGTAAGGCTGCGACCGGGTGCCGGCTGCATAATGTATATGGACCTAATCCGCGAAAAAGAACTCTTCTCTGGTTCCTGATGGAAAAGGAAAACGTGTCATTATACAACTGTGGTCAGAATATCCGGTGCTTCACTTACATAGATGATATTGTTGAGGGACTTATCTATGCGGTGGGCTGTAAACGTCAGCTCATCAACATCTGTAATGTTCAGCCTGTGACTACTATGTATTTTGCATCTTTAGTAAAATACTACAAACCGATTGAAATAGAGTTGATTAATAAAAAACGAGATTTTGACAATTTGGAGCAATCGGTGAACCGGGATATCTATTTAGTACCTTTGTCTTACACATCTGTCGAGGACGGAGTAAAGAAGATCTTTGATGAAAGGAAAGGGAAAGATATATCGTATTGATGAATGGGATAAGCCGGAAGCGGTGAAATGTAAGAGCTGGTCTCATCAGGAACGGTTATGTGATCTGAAAGAAAAGGTATCACTCCATAAAAAGGGTGATATCTATTACATCTCCCAGTTCACCCGTTCCAAGACTGGTACCAGCTTTTCAGAAATCAAACAGTCGGAGGAACTTGCATCATTCTTTGCAGAGAGAGCGTGTGAGTTTCTCCACCGCTTCATTGTAGGGGGATGTGAAGGATGGTGTATAGTCACCACACCGCGACGGAGACACTACGAGGGCTTTCATTTTTCAACCTCTATCTGCACGAAAATAGCTGGGGCGGTGAAAATACCATTTTATGAGAATGCAATTCAATGCCTGACTAAAGATAGATTGAATCCGGAATTCTTTCTTCTTCGTCCGATAAGGGAAAAGAAGATAATAGTGTACGATGACATATTAACAACCGGCAGTACATTACTTGCCACCTATGAGCTTTTAAAAGATAGAGAGCAGCTTCTTTTTCTCATAGGAATAAACAATAATTGATATGGGAAAGCGAGAGGAACCATTAACATTTAAGCAAGAGAAATTCTGTAAATATTACGTTGATACAGAAGGTAATGCAAGTGAAGCATATAGAATGTCTTATAATACTTCCAACATGAAGCCTGAAACGATTTGGAGCGCTGCCAGTAGACTAATAGCAAATAGCAAGGTTAGTACAAGGATAAATGAGATTAAGCAACAGAGAGCGAAAGAGTCTGAAGTAGAGAGGAAAACTGTTGAGAGGGTGTTAATGGATATAGTGCTTGCCAATCCCGATGATCTTCATTTTGTTGACCCTGCAACTGGGAAAACCAAAATGAGAACTCCTTCCCAACTTCCAAAACGTGCCCGTAACGCATTGAAGAAGATACAGAATAAGAGAGGAGAAGTTACCTATGAGTTCAACGGCAAGACAGAAGCCGCCCGGATTCTTGGTGCCTGGAATGGATGGGAAGCCGATAAGAATATCAACATCAAAGGTGGTGATGGAAATAAAATCGGTGAACTTCGTATCGGCTTTGATGAAAATGATAATTCGGAAGAATAGAACAATTTGAAGTGTAAATATCGGTGTTTTCCCTACGGAAGAATCTTACTTTTAGAACAATATGGTTATAAATTATAAGAAGCTAAATCCTAACGGATTCTATCTATTGAAGTACTTGAATGATGAGACTATCCGTTTCATTATCTTGTATGGTGGCTCATCTTCCGGTAAATCGTACAGTGTTGCACAAACTATACTGATACAGACATTACAGGACGGTGAGAACACTCTTGTCATGCGTAAGGTAGGAGCTTCTATACTCAAAACCATTTATGAAGATTATAAAGTCGCTGCGGCTGGTCTTGGCATATCCCATTTGTTCAAGTTCCAACAGAATACTATTAAATGTCTGGTTAATGGAGCTAAGATAGATTTCTCCGGTCTTGACGATCCGGAGAAGATAAAAGGTATCTCCAACTATAAGCGTGTTCAGTTAGAGGAATGGTCAGAGTTCGAGCATCCGGATTTCAAGCAGCTACGTAAGCGTTTGCGTGGTAAGAAAGGCCAGCAGATTATTTGTACCTTTAACCCGATCAGTGAGAGCCACTGGATAAAGAAAGAGTTCATAGACAAAGACAAATGGCATGATGTGCCGATGTCTGTAACTATTGCCGGTAAAGAGTTACCGGAAGAACTTACTAAGGTTAAATCCGTAAAGAAGAATGCGCCTCGGCAAATACTTAATCCTCGTACAAAGCAAATCGAGGAACAGGACTCAAATACAGTTATTATCCAATCTACCTACCTGAATAATTTTTGGGTTGTCGGTAGTCCTGACGGTACGTATGGTTTCTATGATGAGCAATGTGTGGCCGACTTTGAATATGATAGGGTTCACGATCCGGATTATTACAATGTGTACGCATTGGGAGAGTGGGGTGTCATTCGTACTGGTAGCGAGTTCTTCGGTTCTTTCAATCGTGGCAAACATTCCGGTGAACATAAGTATGTTCCGGACTTACCTATTCATATCTCTGTCGATAACAACGTGCTTCCGTATATCAGCGTATCATATTGGCAGGTCGATTTCACAACTGGTGCCAAGGTTTGGCAATTCCATGAAACGTGCGCTGAAAGCCCCAACAATACAGTTAAGAAAGCCTCCAAGCTTGTTGCAAAGTATCTGAAATCCATTCAATATTCTGACAAACTATACGTACACGGTGACGCCTCAACAAAGGCGGCCAACAGCATTGATGATGAAAAACGCTCTTGGATGGACTTATTCATAGACACATTACAAAAAGAAGGGTTTGAGATTGAAGATAAGGTAGGCAACAAGAATCCGAGTGTTGCCATGACCGGTGAGTTTATCAATGCTATTTTTGATTGTGCTGTTCCCGGCATAGAGATATACATTGACGAATCATGTTCGGTATCTATCGAGGATTACATGAGCGTACAGAAAGATGCTAACGGTGCCATTCTCAAAACCAAGGTCAAGAATAAAACTACTTTGCAGACTTATGAGGAACATGGTCATTTATCCGATACGTTTCGCTATGTTATTGTGGATTTGTGTAGTGAGCAGTATATAGAGTTTAGTAACCGGCGAAAAAGGAACTTGTATGCTTGTAATGGTACTATTAATTTCTTCAATCCAGATACCGAATGTAAATACACTAAGAAGATTCTATATGTGATGCCAAATGTTAATGGGAAATTTGTCCTTATACAAGCGTTTAGATGTGGTAATAAATGGCATGTTGTTGATGTCGTATTTATGGATACTACTTCAACGGAAGATATACGTTCTTCTATTTTGTCCCATGAATCTGATTCATGTGTAATTGAATGTACGGATGCTTATTTCCCTTTTATCCGGGAACTCCGTTCTAGTACAAACAAGGAGATTCGTGTAATGAAAGAGTTCCCGGATGTAGACAGGCGTATTGCTGCAACATCTGATTATGTGAAAAATAGTATTCTTTTTTCTGCATCAAAAGTAGAATCTGATACGGAATATGTTGCCTTCATGAATAACCTGATGGACTATAATAAAGATAATGAAACAAAAGAGGCCAGTGCTGTTTTGAGTGGGCTGGTACAGTTCGTTGTAAAATTAGGTTTGAATTGAATTGTGCTGTATATGGTTGTAAATGAGGGTGTTATATCGTGAATACTATATTCTCGTAATTTCAAGATTTTAGTGTTTTGGAAAACGGTTTTCCTTTTTACTTAGTTTTGCTCAAAAAGGAACCCAATGAATATTTTTTTTGATAATCTATTTGGAAAGAAATCTAAGACTAAAGGTGAGGTTGAAATAGTTGCTTCATCTGAAAATAAGGATATAGATACTCAAAGTGGCAAAGCTGAAAAATGGTCAGTTGCATACATTGAGGACCTTACTAGTCCTATTGTAGCGGGTAGCAACTATCTAACACTATTCAGTACGATACCTGAAGTCTTTTTCCCGATTGATTATATTGCATCACGAATTGCGGGTGCTAATTTTCAATTGAAGAAAACAAAGGATGATAGTGTAGTATGGGCAAACAGACGAATGAATGGCATACTTAGCCGTCCTAATTGTCTAATGCGTTGGAGAGAGTTGATTTATCAGCACCATATTTATAAATTGTGTACAGGAAATAGCTTTATTCGTGCTGCTATGTCTGATACCTTTTCTACAGCTGAAAAATGGAGGTATTGTGATAATTATTGGGTGCTACCTTCTGATAAGACTATTGTAGAACCTGTTTACGGGAATATACCGTTGTTTGGTATTGCCCAAACAGAAGATATTATTCGTAGTTATCGTTTGGAATATGGCTGGAACGGTAGTTTGGAAATTCCTCCATATCAAATATGGCATGATAGAGACGGAAGTACAGAATTCTATTCAGGGGCTATGTTCTTGAAGTCCAAAAGCCGTCTTGCTTCACAAAATAAGCCAATGTCAAATCTAATAGCTGTATATGAAGCTAGAAATGTGATTTATGTAAAGCGGGGTGGATTAGGCTTTATTGTAAGTAAGAAAACCGATGCTACGGGTTCAATAGCATTGACTGACGA